AGTTTCAAAACAAGATCCAGTGCCACAAGAAGGTAAAGAATATTTTGTATTTAACTTAGAAGGAAATGCTCAAATTGTAGGCGAAGGCGAAAAAGTAGCCGCTGGAAAAGCAACTACCGACCCTAAAGTAGTGCGCCCTTACGAGATCACATATCAAGCACGCGTATCAGATAAGTTCTTAACAATGAGCGAAGAAAAACAAATTACATTCTTACAAGCATTTAACGAAGGGTTTGCTAAAAAGCTTGCAGAAGCGATTGATATCGCAGCGATTCATGGTTTAGAACCTAAATCTATGACGGACGGAACATTCAAGGCTACTAACTCATTTGACGGCCAAATTACTACTAACGTTGTAACTTATGCAGAAGCAAATATTGAAGACAATATCGATTCTGCAGCAAATACAGTTACAGCAACTGGAGGAGTAGTTAACGGAATCATCTTCTCTCCTCAAGCAACACACGCGATGTCTAAAGTGAAAGAAAATGGAATTACTCAATATCCAGAATTTAAATTTGGTCAATGCCCAGAAGTGTTTGCTGGCATGATTGCTGATTCAACAAAGAACATGATTCCAACAGGCACTAACACTGCTGAGAAAGATCATGTTATCGTTGGTGACTTCGAAAACAGCTTCAAATGGGGTTATGCTGACTCAATCTCATTAGAAGTAATTCAATATGGTGATCCAGACGGCGCTGGACGCGACTTAAAAGCTCATAACGAAGTGTGCTTGCGTACAAAAGCTAATGTTGGATGGGGCATCTTAGATGAAACAGCCTTCGCACGCGTTAAAGAAGCGTAGGTCAGTGATATGAAATATATCAATAAAGATAATGGTATCATCATTGAGTCAGACAGCACTCTGTCTGGCTCATGGGAGCCATTCGAAGAGCCAAAGAAAAAAGCAAAGGATGATGAGTAATGGCTTCATTTGCTACTTTAGACGATTTACAGAAGATGTGGAGAAATCTGCAGACTACTGAGAGAGAACGAGCAGAAGCGCTTCTTGACACAGTATCAGACATGCTGCGTGAAGAGGCTTATCAATACGGCAGAGACTTAGACAATATGATTCTAGAGCGTGAAAGCTTTAGGAACGTTGTTAAGTCCGTGACTGTCGATGTTGTATCTCGTGCATTAATGACATCTACGACTCAAGAACCGATGACACAATTCGCGCAAAGTGCAATGGGTTACTCGGTTAGTGGCTCGTATTTAGTTCCAGGAGGCGGCATCTTCATTAAAGAGTCAGAAAAGAAACGATTGAAACTAACAACTCAAAGATTTGGAGTGATTGAGCCTTATGGAAATTAAAGGAATTACAGTCACTCTATATCAAACTGTCAAGACTGGCAGCGATGGATTCGGAGCTGACATCTTCGAAGAGCAGGCTGCTCAAGTAGAGGATGTCCTTGTTGCTCCTGCTAATGCCGATGATGTTATTAACTCTGTGCAGCTCGAGGGAAAGAAAGCAGTCTATCTGCTGGGAATTCCTAAAGGAGACACTCACGAATGGGAAGATAAGACTATTGAGTTCTTTGGTAAGAAGTACCGTTCATTTGGACCTGTCCAGGAAGGGATTGAGGAGTTAGTTCCTACTCGTTGGCACAAGAAGGTGATGGTGGAACGATATGAGTAATTTTAACTTCAAGCTTAACAGTAAAGGTGTGAGAGATATGCTGCGCTCAGAAGAGGTGCAAGCAATGCTAAGAGAACGCGCTGAAGCAATCAAAGGGAGAGCTGGAGATGGATATGAAGTATCTACTTTCACAGGAAAAACTCGTGCCAATGCGAGTGTTAAAGCTACCACCGTAAAGGCAATCAAGGACACAAAAAAGAATAATACTCTATTAAAGGCGGTGAGATGATGATTCTTGAAACAATTCGCAATTTCTTAGTTACTAAGCTTGACTGCAAAGTAGTCATGGAACGTGCAGCTAAGATGCCAGATAGATTTGTATTAATCGAACAGACTGGCAGCGGAAAGAGAAAACATCTCAAGTCTTCAACTATTGTATTCCAGAGCTACGATTCAACGCTGTACAAGGCTGCACAGTTGAATGAAGCAGTTAAGGCTGCAGTTGAGATGTTAGTCGAATTAGATGATGTATCTGGTGTATCGCTTAATAGTGACTACATATACACAGATACGGAAAGTAAAAAATATAGATATCAAGCAGTCTTTGATATCAAACACTATTAATTAAAGGAGAATTGTGATGGCAGAAAATAAAAACGATGCAAGCAAAGTAACGGCCGTTAAACCTAAAATCACTGGTGCTGTGTATACAGCGCCATTAAAAACAGCATTGCCAACCGATGCTAAAACTGAACTAGATGCAGCATTCAAAAATCTAGGGTTCATTTCTGATGAGGGAATTAAAAATGAAAACACTGCATCAAGTGAAGATGTGAAAGCGTGGGGTGGCGCTATTGTTAACACTGTGCAAAAGGATAAAACCGACAAATTCAAAATGACGTTTATTGAAGGAATGAATATTAATGTTCTTAAATTCGTTTATGGAAAATCAAACGTTGAAGGCACACTTGATACAGGTATCACTATTAAAGTAGGCTTAGAAGAAGCTGAACCGCAAGTTATTGTAATCGATTCTGTTCTTCAAGGTGGCTACTTAAAACGTGTAGTTATTCCTATGGGTAAATTGACAGAACTTGGAGAAATTTCATACTCAGACTCTGAAATACTAGGATATGAAAGCACAGTATCTGCATTCCCAGATTCAGAAGGCCACACTCACTATGAATACATTCAGAAAAAGGAGTAATTAAATGATTACAGGAACAACAGAAGCAGGATTCAATTACAGCATCGCTGAAGAATTACTTGAGAGTTACGATTTTTTAGAGGCACTTTCAAAAGTAGAAAAGAGCGTGTTATATCTTCCAGATTTAGTCGAGTTTGTATTTAAGGATGAAGCCAAAGCATTCTTAAACAGCATGCGAAATGATCATGGATTAGTGACAAAAGATGATGTTGTTAACACTATGAAAACT